TTATTCTGTGAAGCCATCGCCACGAAGGACATCACGTTCTGTGGTGTGACCGGCACGATTACTATCGCCTGCTCAGTGGGTTTCTCCATTTGTATGCCTTCCTTTCATCCGCCTGGTTCAATGCCTTTTTGACCTGGGCCAATCGGTCGCTGAACTCCCGATCTTTCCTGGTAATGACTTTCTCCGCGAAGGTCACGGCTAACGCATCGGCCGCATCCGGGGACGCAAGGCCCCGATCCTTCATGTCCTTTTTCTTTTCAAGGAGGATCTGCTCTTTAATGTTGAAGTCGTATTCGACCGCTGTGAGTTCTCCGCAGAGGTCTTCGTCGTCCGGGATTGCCCCGCCGCTTTTGAGCCAATCACGCATCCGGCCCCACATCTCCGCACGCTTGTTCGCGTATGTGATCGAGTCCGCCGGTCGTGATCCAAAGTTGACCTCAAAGATATTATGCCCAAGCTGACGGAGCCTATCAACAACGCCTGCGCCCATATTCCCAACATCAACAAAGGTTCCATCAGGCTCCCACAACTCTATTTCCTGCGCCACTATCTGTGCCACTTGCATCGTGTCCAGTTCTCTGTAGCGCTTGATCTCTCTTACTTGCAGCCCTTGCCGCTTCACGATAACCGTTTGATCGTCCCCAAATCGGGCCACGTCCACTCCAATTATCTTTGGTTGGTCGTGTATTTCTCTTTCGGCCCGTAGTAACTTTCTTGCCCGTTGCACTATCTCGGTAGGAATAAACTGCAGCGATCCCGCGCTGGGAAACATTCCACGGACTCTGACTTTCACGAAGTCGCTGTCCTCGCCGTAGTCCTCTATCCACTGCTGTATCTTCTCCTTGGAGTTTCGCATCGCCACATCAGAGTTGCGCGAGTCAATCTGAAATGTGGTCCAGCGGTGTTTGAACCTATTGAAGCACTCGAAGAACCGCCCCGAGTTCCGGGTGGGGTTTCCGAATACGATCCAGATCAGGAGCTTACCGGATACCATCGCACCTTCGGCAACCTCCCAAATCATGTTGTCAATCAAACTGGCTTCGTCAAAAACCATGAGAACGTAGTCCTCATGGGTTCCTGCAAAGGCTTCCGATCTTTCTTTCGACCAGGGGACCGCAGTGGCAAACCACGTCTTCGGGTTCTTCTTGTTGTAAAACTTCGTCGCCGTGTGCTGGAACATATCACGGGTCAATGACCTCAAGTGCCACTTGGCAAGCTCTCGCCAGGTCTTGTTGCTTAACTGTTCTTTGGTGTTGGCAGTCGTTATGACCTGGGGGTGCGGGTGCGTCTTTGTGAACCAATCAATCAGCCATCCGATGAGGCATGTCTTGCCGATACCATGGCCCGAGGCTGCGGCGATCTGAATAGGACCTGTCACGACTCCGGCTCTACGGAGCCCAATCTCGTCCCGGATCGTCTGCAGGATCTTAGTCTGTGTCGGGTCCGGGCCGGTCCAATCTGCTAGTTCTCCCCGGCCCCAATCGTATGCTTCCTGCACATACCGATAGGGATCATCACTCGTCCGATTCAGATGTTCCAGAAGGTCCGCCAGTACGTCCTTTGGGCTTATCTTTTCCATTCACTCTCGTCAGCCTCTCCGCTAGTTCGTCCACGTCGGTCAAGTCCTCGGTGGGGTCTGCCTTGTATCTCTCCGGGTTCCGGTTATGGAGCCACATTTTGATCGCCCCGAGATTGGGAAGGTATTCCCTGGTGATCTCCGTAGTCTCTGTCATCCCATTAGGTAGGGACTTCTCTCGGGTTTCGGTTGTGATTCCACCCTCGATCAATCGTCTGAGGTGGTTGTGTTCAACCTTGAATTTGTCATAGAAATCCCGGCCTGCGTAATAGCCACGCCGGAAGTCATCATACTTGTGGAGCCATTCGAGGAAAGTTGATTCATGCACGTCAAAGATCTCACAAAGCTCTTTCATTCCCGCGCCGGTCGTGGCGGCGATTTTCTCCACCAGCTTAACGTATTCGGGTTTATATTTCAGCGCGTTCGAGGTCTTCTTTTTCACCGATCATCTTCTCCACTGTGTCTTTCATGATCTCCAAGTCGTCAATTCCACATCGGGCTCTCTTCTTCAGCGTGGTTGGGCCTCTGAAATCGTACACGCCGGACTTTAAGAACTTCTGTGCCACGGCGATAGCCCAGGCAAGTTGCTGAAGGTCATCTTTGAGATCCCTCAATTCGATGTCCATGATGGTAGCCATTCCTCTTCTTCCTCCTGCTCCGATGCCAATATGCCTGTAAAATCAACCCCGGAGCTATCATACTCACCCCAGGCGTTGTAAGTGATTACCAAGTGGGCTGTTTCGCTAGGGGGTAAATAATCTCTGACAGTATTGTACCAATTACACTCGCGGCGATAAAGGTAGCTAATCCAACCCCTAACCAAATCCCAAACTTTCCGAGCCATTTCAATCCTTTGACCAATCGAGGCGTGTATTGGATATCGCCAACGACCCATTTAGCAGGGTCTTCCCGCCGAGAATATAGGGCCGCGCTTTTGGGGTTAGATTCGTAAATATAAGCGTCAATACCTGGGTCAAACCCAAGTAAACGATAACCTTGGAGTCGCTCGGGTGCTTCCCGAGCATCGGGTTCATTTCGTAGTTCGATGGGTTGTTCAACATTCGCGTGGTGGTGTAGATGTCCGCCGCTGTAGCCAAGGTGGAAGATACTGCCAACGTCTTGTCCAAGGTCGTCCACCCCGCACATCCTGAGACACTCAACGCAATCGCCATCGCACATGCCACTGCACGAAAATTCGTCCATAAGCGCCATCTCATACAGTCCTCCGTTCTATGCCATTTCTCCGTAGTGGGTTACTAACCCATTAACCCGAAATCACTTCCGGGCAAGTTCTCGTATTGTCGCCAGGGTCAGGGTCGCGGCAACCTCAAGATCCAGAGTCACATCCAGCCAGTACGCATAGATTGCATCCACCGTATCCAGCGAATCGGCTACCCCATTGGGGCCTATTGTGATTGCCTTCTCTCGGGCGCGTTTTATCCTGTCTTCTTTTTTGCTCATGTCGCGTACTCCAAGCTGGTGTTCAACTCGATGCTGCTGGTTAGCTGTAAGTTGTCCCATGTCACTAGCAGGACTTGGAAGATCTTGTTCCCGGAGCCCCGAGCCTCTAAGACAGCTTGGATCGTGCCAGGCCCCGTAGGGATCACACGGCTTCGTTTCGTGAGTTCTTGAAGGAAAAGTTCCGTGTACCGGACTCGATTCCCAGGAACAAATTGTGTCGCCATGCCATACTCTCTTCCGCCTCCTTGACAAAAGGTTTCGACTTCTTCGTGGGGATGGTAAAAGTTTACACACTATTGAGGTGGGATTTTAGCCGGTCGGCACTCAGGGAGGGTCCCCCGCGAGCGAAGCGAGCGGCCATGGGGGTCCCCCACCCCTTTGTGTAGGTGGGTCCCCTATTTCCTTTGCAAGGACCATGCCATCAGCCTCTTGGCACGCATCCTGCACGCAGAGGGCAAGAGTCGTGCCATCTGCAGCGTGGCACGTCTTGTGCATGCGTGGGCGTCCATGCAAGCCCCATGCCATGATGGTTCGGAGTGGGCGCGTTAGTGGATGCCATGATGGTTCACCCCTACCGTTGCACCCGAGGCATGAGAGGAAGACTAGGTTGAGTGGCATGACCCCTGCAATAGCAAGAAGCGTGCCTACTCCCCCTACTTACATTATGGCATACTTTTATGTGTATGTCAACCATGTCTGGCACTTTTTTTGCATGTCGCGTGCATTTTTCTTGTGCGTCGGCCTGGTCGTCACCTGGCATGTCTCCTGCCGGAGCTATTGGCATGGTTCTTGACCCTGGACCGGCCCCAATAAGCTACCCCTCGAATACGACCTAAGTGGTTTAGATCAGGCTCATGGCAAGGAGTATGCTTCTATCCTATCCCATATCTTAGTATCCTATTATCCTTCAATACTCCTATTCTCTTATTATATATAAGAGCGCCCCTGGCCCTGGCCCTGCCGGTCAGGTATAGACTCTTAACATATATGTTTACTATGATCCCCTGGCCGGTCAAAGTTGGACCCTGTCCGATCATTACACTACTCGGGCTATTCTGGCCTGATATTTGGCCTAAGTATGTCGAGAGATCCCCGACCTACTAGGCTGGACTGTGTATTTTTATGCTCAATGTGTGTATTCT